TTCACTTTCTGTAGCATTGTCGTCTTTCTCGTTGTCATCATTATCATCATCCGTACTGTCACTAACTAGACTATTATTATCGGAATTATCAGAAGACGAATCGGAATCATAATCATTATCAATGGTATTTTTACCTTTATCTTTTACTGTACTGTACAATAGTTCTAATTCAGAAGATTCGGCGGTTTCAACAGGGGAAACTAATACAGGGAAAACGGAGTCCATATCGGATTCATCTATAATATCGTACACTCCCATGTCCATATCAATAATGTCATTTACAGTATCATTATCATCATCGATTATTAATTTAGGTCTTCGACTATGAGTGTCTCCTTTTTCAATGTACATTTTCTGTACAACATCTTTATTTTCTAATTCGTATAATTTACCATTACTTGAATTAAAGTGTCTCGATGCGGACAAATAATCATAATCATCTAATAAATCTATTTTGAATTTATCTTGTACAGCTAAATACGAACCGTAAAAATCAATGCCGTGCATAAATGAATGCGTATTAAGTAATTGGGATGACAGGAAATTAAAAAACCCGTCTACATATGATGCATTATTTACATCAGCAATTTTATTCTTCTGTACATCATTCGTTTGTGTACATTCATCTTTTGTAGTTTTCGGCAATTCAATAGATTCAATCGGGAATTTATATTTCCCTATCAAGTAGTGTACAGGATCTAATAATGGAGAATGTTTGATATGTATTGGAACGTGCTCTTCTGTCTCATTGTCTGCAGCGACAACTGTATCCAAATTCTTGAAATGTCTACGATGATTCCATACAACCTCTTCATATGTTAAAGGGGGTGATACGTCATCAGGTAATTTAATATACTGAAATAAGGGAGAATAGTTCTGAAAATGCTTTACTTTGAAAGGATTGTAGGAAAGCTCTTTTTCTTTCTCTGTCTGGAATCGTTCATTGTACTGAATCTCTAATTTCCCTAAATCCAACGGCGTTTTTACTTTTATAAATTCTGATGTAAACATTGGCTTATTATGTTGTGAAAGAATATATTTTTTAGATAATAATAAACGCGATGTATTCGTTTTATTATTATGTATTTCCTAATTATATCATTTTAGGCAATATACAATATGACACTCGAGTTAAAGAAGTTCGATATGAGAGCTATTACGTTTAAACCGAATGAAAATAAAGGCCCTGTAGTTGTTCTAATTGGACGTCGAGACACTGGAAAGTCGTTTCTTGTAAGAGATTTGTTATATTTTCATCAAGATATACCAATTGGTACAGTTATATCAGGTACAGAAGCTGGTAATGGATTTTATGCAAGTCATGTTCCTAAACTCTTTATTCACGAAGAATACAGTTCATTATTAATCGAAAATGTTTTACGGAGACAAAAAGTTGTTTTGAAGCAGATTAAAAAAGAAATGGAAATGTACAAACGAACGACGATTGACCCAAGAACATTTGTTATTCTGGACGATTGTCTATACGATAATAGTTGGGCACGAGACAAATTAATGCGACTTCTTTTCATGAATGGACGTCATTGGAAAATTATGTTGATTATTACAATGCAGTATCCTTTAGGTATTCCACCAACCCTTCGTACAAATATTGATTATGTATTTATTTTGAGAGAACCGTACATATCAAATAGAAAACGTATTTGGGAAAATTATGCAAGTATGTTTCCCACTTTGGAATCGTTTTGTTCTGTAATGGACCAAACCACCGAAAACTATGAATGTCTAGTTATTAATAACAACGCGAAATCCAATAAACTACACGACCAAATATTCTGGTACAAAGCCGAGACAAGACCTGATTTCAAATTGGGTTCTAAAGAATTCTGGGAAATTTCTAAAGGAATGGGTTCTGACGATGAAGATGAACCATATGATCCTAATAGCGCAAAGAAAAAGAAACCTGGTTCCCAAATTACTGTAAAAAAAAATAAATGGTGAATTATGGACACTAATAGAACTTATGCATAATGAACATTAGGAATATAAGTAAAAGTAGAATAACTGCGAAATTTGTATTGCTATCATTTTGTTTTACAGTATAGTAACGAGATTGGGGTCTTCTTATTTGACCAATTATACGTATGTTACGAGTATGCATCATTTTAGTTTTTGAAAAATGATATTTTCTTATATTTACATCAATTTTTTGTTATTGTTCACATATGATACGTAGTAAAATTTACCAAATAAAAAAATTAACCCTTTCAAATAAGCAGCATTAAATAAGCATCCTAATAATTGATATTTACTCATTTCTGTACACAATATGTAATACCATGCAATCATCAAACCTGTAACTAATTGTGTAATTTGTAATGATGTCAAAAGCGATTTCCCTTTTATTCTCCATTTCAAGGTTGACAAGGCATAGTACATATACATAATCGTATGTACAAAACTATTAAACATCACGAATAACCATATACTTTGTGCATTACTATAAGCACCCATACCCATCACTATTACGGCACCTGTATGATGATATACTTGTAAAATACCTGGGTCACGATTCTTTAACAAATTTATCCATGTATCCACAAACTCATAATATTTACTCCAGTAAAATAAATATGTCAAACGATTAAACTCTGGGTCCTTGCCCAATACTTCTGATGAATAACCATATACATCATACCAAGTTTTATTTGACATCATCATACAACCATTTACAAAAATATATCCCGAAAATACTGACAATATCACATTATGAATGAAAACTAAAACTCGGAATGTCTCACTTGTACTCCAATTTAAATTCGCACTCGATAAATAATGATTCACACCATAATATAATGTCAATCCTGTAACCAGTTCATAAAATACCATACTATCTTTAGTAATTATATTATGGTATTTTTAAGCGTTTTATGCGCACCAAAGGAATTTACACTTCTTTTTAGGAATAGTATCCTTTAGGTCAATTAACATAACTGCTGTATCAATAACTGAATTGAACGATTTCAACATAAGTGTACTCTCGTCTTCAGTGAACTTCTCTTTAAATTTATTAATGTACATTACGTGTGCAATTGTCTTCAATAATGAAGCGCAGTTTTCAGGTTTTAAATTCTTAAATTCCAATGATGAATATAGTTCGTACAGTTCTTGTACAATAATCATCAAATTGGGTGTATCCATAACGTCTAATTTCTTGTCTTCGAATACTTTTTCCAGTAATGTCTCAATCTTTCCTAAAGAATCAGAAGGTACATTTGTAATGCAGATAATCATGCGTTTCAAAGCCATTGTTAGCGGTATTTTACCGTCAGATTTCTGAATATATTTTTGCAATACACCTTTTAAACTGTATGTCTCTTCTTCTTCGACTATCACATTAGAAATATCGACAACTACGTTATTAGAAGCATCAGTCATTTTGTAAATATATACTGTACAAATATATTTTATTCAAAAACATATAAAATCAATAATGTCTAATTATTTAAGTGTTTAACATATATATACCTCCATTCTATGTACAGTAATCTATTTTTAATATCATTAGTATGTACAGTAAATTGTGGTGTTCAATCATTATATATGATTGGTAGTCCTCCACCACCTCCACCAATATGGGATAAAGTCAGTTCAGTACTGAAAAAGCGCTCTCGCGAATGGTTCATCAGTAGAGCAGAACGTGCAGGAATACCTTGGCAGTCAGTGACTGATATTTATAAAGACGCAGGAGTTTTCTACAAATGCGTGCATCATAAAAATAATATTGAGAATCATGATTTACATTATCCACATTATTTTATGAAACAATTTCACGGTTACGATAAGGGCAATATGAATTGGCAAGCTGCATTTGAAGCAGAAGCAGCAACGTTAAGTATTTCTGCTAATTATTGGAAAGGTATTGACCCTTTTACCAGCGAACAATGGCTAAGAAATAATATCACAGATAGAATTATAACATACAGGAATCTTCACGATATTATTGAAACACCGACTCATATTCTTGATATTGGCTGCTCTATTGGTGTGTCTACGGAATTTCTAAAATCGAATTACAAAGACGCACACGTTTGGGGAGTTGATTTAAGTCCATATTTTTTAGCTGTGGCCGCTTTCCGTACACAACGATTCAATCATAATATTAATTACATTCACGCAAATGCTGAAAAAATGCCATTTTCTGATAGTTCTATGGATATTGTAACAATGAATTTTTTACTTCACGAAGTACCTACAGAACCTACAATAAAAATGTTAAATGAAGTTATGCGTATACTCAAACATGGTGGTACTCTTCATATTGTAGACTTGGAACCTACCCAATTAAAAAGCACTCTTAGTGCATCACCATTCCGAAAATGGGCTTTTGAAGTAACCGAACCTCATATCTATGAATATTACAAAAATAGTATGACTGAAACACTTATTTCGTGTGGGTTTCACAATATTGTAAAATACAAAAATGACCCATTGAATTCCATGTGGTGTGCTATAAAAAAAGATAATCAAGAATATTTTTTGAATACAGTTACTGAAGAACCAAGTTCAAATACTCATATATTAGTGTCTCAAAGTATGTAGAAAATTGAATTTGAAAAAATAATATAATCGAATTTTGATAATATTATTTACTGCATATGTTTTCATACAGAGATTTATATAGCACTACTGTACAAATAACAAAGACGGCTGTTTTTAGTTATGTGGTCTGGATAATCATTCATTTTACGGCAGCCAATTTATATACCGCACACTGCGTCGGAAAAGATTTTATGGGTTTAATAATATCACCACTGTTAACATCTACTTCTTATTGCCAAGGACTTAGTTGGATTATATTTACAGGGTCAAGACAAATTATGGCTATGTGGATTGCATTAGGAACTTATTTATTGACATTATTATGTACAGGATTTACAGTAAAAGATTGCAAGAAAACATTATAAACCCTCGAAGATTTGAAATGATACCCAATATTCACTGGTAAAAAAAATTATAATTTGGAATACATAATATACGTACTATAAGTAGACCTATTCTTATGGCGCTTTGCTGAATTCCTTTTTTCTGGATTAGAGTAATCCATTGTATGATAATTGAGAGAATGGACTATTTGATTTTGGGAAGTATCTATAAAATCAACGTTTACTGTATTTTTATATTTATTTGTAATTCCCAACTTGTGTAATTTCAAAGCAAACCTTTTTAGTTGTTGTTTTTTTATGACCGAATTGCATATAACTTCAATGTATTTTTGTGTAAACGGGTTTTTACCTGGCGTATGCTTCTGTACAAAATGAATTGAATCAATATATGAATATGTTTGTACACGTAATAACGGCAACATATGTTTACACAGTGTATGAGTTATTTTATGCGTCATAAATTCTAATTCAGTACACGGAATTCGAATTTTGTACATAGTGGTGATAATGCAAACCAATAAATATATAAATATGAATGAAATAGAATTTATATATTTTTTTGTTTATACCAGTTTTGAAATTGTACGCTCTTTCAAGGAGTATTGCAAAACGATATAGTATATATATTATCGCTTCTTTCTTGTAAAATTCGGATTATTTTGTATTGCTCTTAGCAGTCTTATTTGACGGTTGGCTTTTGTTTTAGTTGTACAGTGGGAAAATGTTCGTTTGTCTCGTTTATACGAACTGTCCAACATCTTTTGTTTCGAACCTTTTTCATATAATAAGGCATAATCACTGTATAATATGCAATTAGAAATCAGGTGCACCTGTGAATATTTTGGTTTTTTCTGCATTTATTACTTTAGTGTTTGTAATAATCGAAAGAAAATCGTCTAAATAATTTCCATATTGTAAAAATAAAGTGGCTGATGCAAATGAACTACAAAAGGCAATAATAAGGTCGCGTATTACTAATTTCATTGATTTCATATCTTTTTCAATAAACTTCATTTCTAAAGTTTTCATAATACCAAATAAAATGGTGACACATATTGCAAACAATAGAACTTTCTCCATTTTTATACAAAACGCATTCAAAATTTTCTCTTTTTTTCAACGCATTCCCATTACAAATCTTCTATATCAGACAACACTATACTTTCATTTCTAGAATCTTCCGTTTTTTTGTCCAAATCAAAGACACCATTCAATGCAACATCATCGTCCATATGTATTTTTATACGGTCTGGTAAATCCTCATCGTCACTGTCTTCGTCTTCTTCTAATTTACGTTGTGCATTTCGTTCTTCACTTATTCTCTCTAAAGTGTCTATGTCCTTTGGTGCCTCTTTATTTGTACCGTCTGATTGCTCATCTGTATCATTAAAGGTAAGTCTCGTTACTACTTTTTCTTCATCCATATTTTCTACTGATAATACAGGTGGCAATTCATCTTCTACTTTCTTTAAATCCTCTTCTGTAACAACATTCAATGAGACATCTACCTCTTCGCCTTCTCCTTCTTTCTTTTCTTCTTCAATTGGCTCTACAAATACTTCTTCCTCTTCTTCTATTGTCTCATCCATATATGCTCGAATGATTGCCTCTGTAGGAATACTCTCTCGGATCGAATTCAAAATACATTCCTGAATCATTATTTCCATTTCACGTCTATTTTTCTGAACCTGTAAATCAGATATGTTCTTTTCCAGTAAATACACATTAGAATATATTTTTCTTGCACTATGCACATACACACGGTGGATAAAATGGTCTAATTTTGGTATGGAAATATCGATTTTCTTTTGTTTGTTACCTACACGTATACAAGTAAGTACTTTCAACTGTATAATATGAACACACGATATTAAGTCTTCTAGATAATTACATCCACTTTTTTCGATAATTCTTTTACATTCTTCTTCCAAAATGAGACTATTCCATTTGGGAACACGAGTTAACAAATTCTGAAAAGTCATCAAGTACTTTGACATCTCATTATTCTCCATACACATACTCCAAGATTCATTGAAAATAGAATGAATACCATCCATAATTAGTGGTGTTAAAATACTCACCAACCTACCGCACCATTCATTTTTCGACTCATGTAAAGTGGAAGGTACAAAATCATCCATTATAAGTACAGAATAAGTGATTTTATATATTCTTTTTTAAATGCTTTTTATTCCTGTTATCTTATAAAAAAGAAATTTCAGTTAAATCTATTTGTTTTCGATTGTAAATAAAATCTAATATGTACAGCATTAACAATTTCTCACAACGGAATTCCAAACGCACTTTTGAAAAACAAATCGCGCAATTCGATTTTTCTAATTCTGTCCAATTATTTGATGTTTTTATGTACTGTAAAATATCCAATGAAGAAATCGCATTTTCATATAATTGTTGTACAATATCAACCAATTTCACGTGAGACACATCGGATGTCTCGACCTGAGACATTATATTTTCAATCGTTTTTTGGTTTTGCGTTTTTATATCACCATTAAATAAATATGTT